CGACACGGTTGGTCATCTCTTTGATGGCCGAGGCCGTGGTTTGGGAGTTGTCGGCGAATTCCTTCTCGATGGTCCCACTGCTCTGCACGCCCTCGCCGACCTCGGCCAGGTTGGACCTGAGCACGTCGAGGTTGGCCAGCAGCGGCGTGATCGCGCCCAGTGATTGCGCACCGAACAGCTGCGTGATGACATCCGACTGTTTGCCGGGATCAACACTGGAAACCGCCGTCAGGACCTTTTCAATAGTCCCGGACGGGTCACTCTGCATGCCTTTGGTCAGTTGATTGACGTCGAGTTGCAGCGCTTCGAACGCGCCGGCCTTAGCCGCGCCGCCTTCGGTCAACGACTGCATGAATCGCGTCATGCCGCTGGCCGCAACATCGGCCGGCACATCGACACTGGCCAGGGTGGCGCCCATCGCCGCCAGTTGCCCGGAGGCAAGCCCCGCAACGGGCCCGAGCGGGCCCATTGCGGTGACCATGGTGGCGATTTTCTTTTCCAGGTTGTTGCCGCCGAGCACGTTGATCTTCTCGGACAGCGCCGCGACTTGCGGTTGAGTCATCTGGAACGAAGATCGCCATGAGGCCATCATGTCGCCAGATTCAGCGGCCGTCTGATCGAATGCGATACCCATTTTCACAGCATCGCTGGCAAACCCGGTCAGTTCTTGACGCGGTACATTGGCCTTGGCACCGGCGGCAACAATCGCCGCGATACCGTTGGCACTTTCGGGCAGCCGTTCACTGAGGTCCAGAATGTCGGACCCCATCTGCTGAAACTGTTGCGGTGTATCAAAGCTGACTGACCGTTTCACGCCTGCCATGCTGGTCTCGAAACCGATCGCTGCCTTTACCCCGGCAATCAAGGGCTCGGTAAAAGCATTGCCCTTGATCATCTCGCCAACGTTTATTTTCCCAAGACCCGAGTTGCCGAGCCTTTCCTGGAAGCCTTTGACGTTGGTGCGGATAGTTGCCAGCGTTGGAGACAGCTGGTCGACGCCGGTAATCAGCGTTCTGATAGTGTCTGCCATCACTCCCCCTGCAGGATCTGGTTGATGCGCTGTGCCTGCAAGATCGATTCAGTGATGACGTCCAGCTCCCTGGACATCATCAGCTCCGGATCGGTCTTCCAGAAATACGCGAGGTCGTAAACGACGGCGATCAGTCTTTCGAGGTCGCTGATGCCGCTGCCATGAAAAAACTCGCGACTTTCCAGCTCAACGTGTTGATGTCGCACAGGTCCATCTGATTGACCGACGAGGGCGGAATACCGGCGCAGACGGCGATGTACTTCGCCGCCACGTCCAGGTCCAGCGACACGTCTTCGTTCTTGTCGATCTTGTACGGCAGGGCCTTGATGGCTCGCGCTTCCTGCGCGGTAGGACGCCGGAACGTCACCTGCGAAAGGGTTTCCCCGTGTGCTTCGATCGGGCTGACCAGGTCGATGACTTCACTCATTGCCAGCTCCCCTGACTGCCTTCGAATTTAAGATCGATGGCACCGTCATCCGCCTTGCTGGACGGTTCTTCAACCAGGTAGGCGCCGGACAGAACGTAGGTCTTGCCGTTGCTGAATTCACAGGTGATGGTCATGTCCACACCGGTAGTAAGCAGCTTGAGCGGCAGATCTGCGGTGTGCAGCGCCTGAAATTTCAACCAGGCAGTCTTGTCGACTTCCTTGTAGTAACCCGGCAATACGGTTTCGCGCTTGATGTTCATCAGAGGGGCTTCGCCGCCGCCAATGACGGTCAATTGGGTGCCATCCACTTTGATGTAGCAGGTACCCGCAACTTTCTGACCCATGTTGTTTATCTCCAGAATGAAAAAACCCGCACGAGGCGGGCTTGAAAAGGGTTGGTAAGGTTTATGCCGCTTCGTCGTACTGCAAGCGGAACTGGTTGAGCAGCGCGAACACGCGCAGGCCGTTGATGTAATCCGGCGGGAACATCACGTTCACGCGGCTTGGATCATTGCCGTCACGCTCGACGATCAGGTGCTGGGCGAACACTTCGGCGTTCTCCACATGGCCTTCTTCTTCAAGACGCGCGTACTGCGCAATCAACTCGCCACGAATGGTGCTCGGCGTGATGATCGGCTGACCGGCGCCGAAGCGCGTGCCATCGCTGGCCAGCTTGTGGCGACCGTACTTGCTGGTGATGACTCCTTGCAGACGACGAATGATGAACGCCGACTGGTGCATGGTTTCGCTGTCCAGGTACGAATTATCTGCCTGGCCGTAAGCGTTCTTCTGATAGGTGGTGATCGAGCGCTGAATACGTACGTAACCACCTTCGTAGTAAGCCGTGGCGATGCCATAACGCAGCAGCGATTCACGCTCGGTCAGGGTGAAGCGCTGACTGGCGGGCGCCGGGTCCAGGCCGGGCATGGTGCCGCTCTGGGTGGGACGGCTGGCATCGGCAGAAATGAACACTGCCGTGCGCGCAGCCAAAGCAGCAGCCTGCAGCCAGACCGGTTGCGGAACGCCGGTTTCCACGCCTTGAATGGTGATGTGCTGATCGTTGCGCAGTTGGCCTGCCGCGACCAGCGTGCCGACCGTACCGCGCTTGGCGCTGTACACATGGCCATACAGTTGACGCGACCAGCTCCAGCGACCGGTGCTGTCGTCCATTGCTGCTTTCCAGGCATCCAGCGTGCTGGTGTCGGTCCACGGCATGCACAAAAACTCGAAGGGCTCGTCGCCCAGCGCAGCCAGCGCCTTGAGTTGATCGGGCGTACCCACGCCACCGGTCATGGCAATCACTGCGGCAGTCAAGCCTGCTGGAATGACTTCGCCATTGGTTTTACCCAGGCGGTTGAGTTCCAGATGAATGTCGTTGCCGCTTGCCCCGCTCCATTTGCAGGAAAGGGTCAGTACACCCGCATCGACTGCGGCCATTACCGGCAGGTCAGGGGTGGCATTGATCTTCACCGACAGCGCCGTCGCGGCTTGCGCAGCGGTCGCGCCATTGACGACAGTCGCCTGCACCCGCACACCGCCGACATACAGATTCAACAGGCCAGGTTCGGTCGCTGCGCCCGTGAGCGTAACGGTTGCAGAAGCTTTGACGCCTTCGGTATTGAGCAGCGGCAGGCACCAGACTTCCCCGGTGGGGTCGGCCTTGCGCCAGGTTTCGTACATGGCGGCCAGCATGGAGCCTTGACCGCCGATGTTTTTCGCCAGTGCAACGCTGGGCACCAGCACCAGCGAGCCGAGCTCAGGCCCGGAGACATCGTCATTGACCTGGGCAACAATCAGACGGCGCATGCTGGCCGACGCGCTGTTGGCGGTAGAGTTGTCCATTTCCGCATAAAACAGCGGCACGCGGACATCGGATGGAATGTTGTTAAAGCTGATAGCCATTGTTTGGCTTCCTCTTGGTTAGGCCGTGAAGGCTTGATGAGTGATGGGGGATTGCTCGGTTTGAACGGTGATATCTCCGTCGTTCTGACGACGCTGCCACCAGGCGTTGAAGGTGACCTGCCGACCTTCCACGGGCAGCAGATCGCCCGCTTCCGGATCCGGCACAGCGCGGTCCTCGGCCGGTATTACAGTGATGCGTTGAGTCATGGTGTTACCTCTCCTGTAAACTTCGCTTCGATACGGCCATCAGGGCCGGGGGATTTCAGATTCGGATCTGCAGGGTCGATGCAGTCCATCTCGATAGTGGCGCCAGTGAAACCGGGCAAACCGTCCAGCCAGGCTTCATGCCAGGTTTCGGCGGGCTGATCTGCAGCGCTGCGGCCCAGCTGAAACTGCGCGGCAAACCCGAAGCGATAGGTCACGCGCGCACCGCTTATCTGCACCAGCGCACCGCCTGTGTATTGCATCGCGTCGTAATCGCGATCAGCGTTCCAGCCCACCAGCGAGCGCCACAATTCGGCGCGAATTGCATGCAACTGATCGTTGGCTTGCTGCCCGCGCTTGTCATCGCCTTCAAGCACCACAACGATGTCGATCTGGTCGGTGATGCTCTGCCGGATGACGTTTTGCAGATCATTGGCCGTGGCCGAATCACCGCTGGCGATGACATAAGCCGAGGGGTGCGCAAGCTGGTCGCCAAGAGCAACCGCAGCCCAGTCGATGCCAGCGCTGACCCGAGCGGCAAAGCTCGGGCAGGTCGCCTGCAAATGGGCAACTATCGGGGTGATTTTCATAAGGGTTCCGCGTGTGTTGAAGGTTGGTCAGATATGACGAAGGCCTATTGGCTTGCCTTGTCCAGCGCTTCATCCGCCTTGTCCGCAGCGCGAGTGGCCGCATGCGCAGCCTGGCTGGCGATAGATGCAGCGGTTTCGACCTTGTCTGCCACCTGAATCGTCGTTTCGGCAAGCCTGACCAGACGGCGATCGCGCTTGCCCAGTGCTGCGTCGTAAGCAATCCGAACCTCGGCCAGTTGCCGGGTGTGCTCGGCACTGGCCGACCACTGCCCGGCCTGAAAGCCAAGCATCAGGCAGCCGGCGAGCAGCAGCACGGCGATCAACCAGATCTCCAGCCGCCGCCACCAGTGGCGAGCGATAAAATCAATTGCACATCTGTGCATCGTTGACACCTCCAAGCTGGGATCGCAGCCGGGCAATTTCGGCACTCTGCGTGGTGACCTTGTCGGTGAGCTGAACGATGTGGCTGGTGAGGGCTTCGATCTTGCCCTCCATCCGGCCAACCGCCGCCGCGAGTTCGTTGCGCTCCCTGGCGAACTGATCAGCCCGCGCTTCGGCGTCTTTACGAGCCTGTCGCTCAGAGTCGAGCAGCTCATTGAGGCGGCGAACCGTGCCGATATCAGCGTTGTCCATCGCCCGGTCTGTTGCATCTCTTGAAAGAAACTTGCGCAGCCACAAAAAGCCGCCAAGCAAAATCGTGCCCGTGCCGCCCAGCCAGGTAGCTGTGCCTGGGCCTAGGTCGGTTGGGTCCATGGGTACTCCGGGAATAAAAAACCCCGCATGGGCGGGGTCTGAGGTGGGTCGCGATTGACCGGTTTTCGCTGTCTG